CATTGTCTAAAATGTTAAAATACGCCTTCGTTCGTAAAGAGGAATATGACATGAAACTCATGCCTCATATTACCTGGCAGAACGAAAACAACGCAAGGCTTAGATGGGTGACACCAAAAGAAGAGAAAGAGATGGTTAAGATTATGAGTATGCCTCACCGCAAACCTTATCTTGACTTTTTTCTGTTTCTTATGGACACAGGCCTTCGCAAAAGCGAAGCGTTGAAGTTGACAAAAGCTGACATCAAGTACGATGAAGTGAGTAAGATAAAATACATTCTTGTATTGGCCACTAAGAATGGCACGAACAGGAACGTACCACTTACTGACCGGGCTCGTGCTATTGTCGAAGCTCTTGTTGATGGTAAAGAAGAAGAAGACGTAGTGTTTAATCATAATTATTGGACGCTACAAAACCAATGGGACGACATGAGGGAAATCATGGGACTTGAAGAGGACAGAGAGTTTACTCTGCACGCTTTGAGACACACGTACGCCTCACGTCTAGCTCAATCAGGGAGAGTTGACTTTCACAGAATTGCTGTGTTGATGGGTCATAAGACTTTAGCAATGACTAAACGCTACAGTCATTTGATGCCTCAACATACATTCGGTGTAGTTGACATCCTAAACAATGACAGGCAGGATGCGAAAGCTGAAAGCCTAATTGATATAAAATCCCATAAAGGATAGCATTATACTTTATGCAATCAATTGGCATTGTTTAAAAAGAAGGGAGTGAGGAAAGTTGTTGTGGAACGGGGACTTTTTGAAATCCTAAAACACCAATTACTGATTTTACCAACGGATTACAAATCAGTAAAACCAAGAACTGCGGTGTTGGGATTTTAAAGTATAGCACATTGCTAGTTGCACGTGAAACAATAGCTTTCTCTCACTCTCCTATTTTTTAATTGTAACTTAAGGAGAGTAATACCATGGCTAAAATTTACGAAAGCCTACCGACATATCAAGACCAATACGCTCACGAAAAAGAGATGAAAGAACTTGGTAAGTCACGCACATCAAAAAGACGTCAATCGCACATACACAGAGGCGAAGAAAGCGTCACATCTTATGGCAAGGTGATGGTTGCACAGACTATCAGACCCCTTGCTCAATCAATCAATGATTTTCTCAATAAAATAGCTGAGAAGACCCAAGGAAGACCAGATATAGCATATCTGAGGCTATGTGAGGTAGAACCAGAGATTTCTGCACTAATCACAGCTAAACATATCATAAACACAGTTACGCAACAGAAACCCTTTACAGGCAGTTGTATTGCATTGGGTGGTAAAATAGAGACAGAGGTTCAGTTAAAGAATTTTAAGAACTTGAACCCAGAGCTTTACGAGGCGGTCAAAACAGACCTCGATAGAAGAAGCTGGCATTATGCCTACAAGAGACGGAAGCTGCGAGAAAGCGCAAAGCGAGGCCAAGTAGAATGGACTGAGTGGAGCAAAACAGAAAAGCTACACGTAGGTATCAGGCTGGTCGAGCTAATGTGTGAAAGCACAGGTCTAATAGAAATCGGTCACGATGTTATTAAAAAGAAAAAAACTAAGGTCATAAGGCAGACTGAGAAGACTGCTGAATGGATAAGCAAACGTAACAACTTTAATGATTTATTAAATCCCGAGTATCTACCGACTGTTATGAAGCCTAAAGAATGGACAGGAGTAGAAGGTGGGGCATATTGGACATCTGAGATGCCTCCATTGGACTTAGTAAAGCAGAAAAATAAACGATTTAAACAAGAGCTGGAAAACTTCCAGATGCCAGAGGTGTATCAGGCAGTCAACACAATGCAGAACACACCCTTCAGGATAAATACGTTTGTACTCGATGTAATGAATTACGCGTGGGACAATGGCCACTCTTGGGGAGCTATGCCAAGTTCATACTTGCAAGAACTTCCAAACAAGCCACACGACATTGATACCAATACTGAGTCGCGTAAGGAATACAAAAAACAGGCAAGTATAATCCATACTGAAAACAACAGAACTAAATCGAAGAGAATATTATTTTCTAAGATACTGCACTCAGCCGATAAGTTCAGAGAGTATGAGAAAATCTATTATCCACTACAGATGGATTTTAGGGGACGTGTGTATTGTGTCCCAGCATTCTTAAACTATCAATCTATTGGTGGAGCAAAAGCATTGCTTGAGTTTGCTGTTGGTAAAGCCATAACACATGAAAACAAAGGTGACTTCTGGCTGGCCGTACATGGTGCAAACACTTGGGGTGAAGACAAATGCTCCCTTGTTGACAGGCAAGCTTGGGTTCTTAAGAATGAAGAGTGGATTATTGATTGCGCAAGTGACCCGATAGCTAATCTTCAATGGAATGATGCAGATAGTCCTTATCAGTTTCTTGCATTCTGTAATGAATGGAAACAGTTCAAAGAGCAAGGGTATGGGTTTGTGTCTCACATTCCTGTAGCTGTTGATGGTAGTTGTAATGGGCTACAGCTTTACTCATTAATGTTGAAAGATGAGAACGCTGGTAAACTTGTAAACCTAACAGTCACCGACACACCGCAAGACATCTATCAAGTGATTGCAGATAATGTGACCGAACGATTACGACAAGACGCAACAGATGGGAAACCTTTTGCGCAAGCTTGGTTAAACTACAAGGTCAAGAGGTCTACAACAAAGCGTAGCATTATGACAATTTGTTATGGTAGCACACGCTATAGTTGCACAGACTTTGTTAAAGAAGACTTAGAGAAACGTAAGGACAAGGGTGAAGACCATCCATTTAGCGATGACTTGCTTAAACCTTGCTCGTATCTTGCAAGCCTCATATGGGATAGCATTGGTGACAATCTAAAATCTGCAAGAGAGGGAATGGACTTCCTACAATCAATTGCAAGAATAGTTTGTAAAGACCAGCTTCCTATCCATTGGATAAATCCTGTTGGCTTTCCTATCTGGCAATCCTACCCGGAAGTTAGGTCAATGAGAGTGAAAGCAATGTTGATGGGTGAAGTGATTAAGCCACGTGTCAATACAGAGCTAGACACTACTGACCGCAGACGTATGGTTAATGGGGTTGCTGCTAACTTTGTGCACTCACTAGATAGTGCTTGTATGATGGTTACAGTAAACTTAGCACACGATAAAGGTATTAATAACTTTTGTAATGTGCATGATAGCTTTGGTACTACTGCTGCAGACGTACAAATCCTAAACGAAACATTACGTGATGCGTTTGTAAAAGTGTTTTCTGAAAATGATGTTTTATTAGATTTTAAAGAAGGCATATCTAAACTTGTACCAGAAAAATATCGAGACAAATTACCAGAGTTACCAAACAAAGGTACTCTCGATGTCGAGTTATTAAAACAGTCAGAGTTCTTTTTTGCTTGATTGTGCTATCCGTTAAAGGATAGTTAAGTTCCCTTATATGAACGTAGAACATTTTACGTTCGTAATTTTAACTAAGGAGAAAATAACTTGAGTAAAAATAATTATACTAAAGTTGTTTCAGGTGTTGGCGTTAGTCAATATGCTTGGCTAACACAACCTGACACACGATTTGATGAAATAGGACATTACAAAACAAATCTTATTTTATCAGGTGAAGATGCAGAAAGTCTTAAACAAAAGATTACTGCAGAAATAGAAAAAAGCGTTGCTCTTGCTAAAGAGAAGGCTAAAGGTAAAAAAGTAAAAACTGCGCCTGCTCCATTTGAAGACGAATTGGATGATGATGGAGAGATAACAGGTGGTACTGTTTTTAAATTTAAAACCAAAGCACAAATCACAACTAGAGATGGGAAGATAATTCCTAACAGAGTTGCTATCTTTGATTCTAAAGGTACACCTATGGCAGACTGTAATGTCTGGTCTGGTAGTGAGATGAAAGTAAGTGCAGAACTCGTGCCCTATTATACAGCTATGGTTGGGGCTGGCGTGTCATTAAGACTACGAGCAGTTCAAATAACCAAACTTGTAGAAGGAGGGAACGGCAATGCCAAAGGTTACGGCTTCGGCGAGGAGGAAGGCTATGAGCAATCCTTATCTGAAACGCCAGCAGAAGAGGAGAGCCAGCAAGCCTTTGACTTCTAACGAAGTCGGCCTGCGGTATGGATTTCGTTCTGGTTTAGAAGAGCGAATAGCTAACGAGTTAGAAACGGAGAGTGTAAAGTTTGAGTTTGAAGAGACTAAGCTGAAATATGTTAAGCCTCAGAAGACACATACATACACTCCCGATTTTTACCTACCAAAACAAAAAGTATTTATAGAAACAAAAGGATTGTTTACAAGTGCTGACCGCCAAAAGATGCGGTTAGTCAAAGAGCAACATCCTGACTTGGATATTAGATTTATATTTAATAATAGTCGCGCACGTATCAGTAAGAAGTCACAGACTACTTATGGTATGTGGTGTGATAAAAATAAGTTTCCTTATGCTGACAAACACCTGCCTCGGGAGTGGTTATGAGTAATAAAAGATTGGAGACAAAGTTTATTGTCGTACATTCTTCTCAGACAACTCCGGAGGAAGACCTCTCAGCAAAAGATATTGACGGGTTACATCGTAAAGATGGTCTATTTAATATTGGTTTTCATTTTGTTATTAAACGAGATGGTACTGTTGAAGTTGGAAGAGACATAGATACCTGCGGTGTCCATGTTGAAACCAAAGGAGACGTTTCAAACCAAAATTCTATAGGCATTTGTCTCGTTGGGGGAATGAACCTCAAGGGACAGTTAGATTGTAACTATACATTAGCACAGTTTAAATCACTAACTGAGCTGATTGTTGAATTGCAATCTAGATATGATAAAGTCCTAGTCATTAGTCGCAGAGATGTGACTGATACTTCTTGTCCTAACTTTGAGATTTCAGAGTTAGTCAAGATTGTTTGATTGGAGCTCGGGGTTGTTTAGGCATCCTCGGGCTCTTTTGTTTCTATCCCAAATAATCCAGCCAAAAAATTTTAACACATGACAGAAAGTAATTTTTTATATCACACGAGTTGCGACAACTGTAGCTCTAGCGATGCAAATGCCGTTTATGATGACGGACACACATATTGTTTCTCATGTCAACACACCACTAGGGAGAATGAAGTGAACACACCACAAACACATTATACAGATTTTATTAAATCAGAGGTGAATGAATTAACATCACGCAAGATTGATTTTACAACTGTTCAAAAATTTAATTATGGAACAGGAGAATATTTTGGCAGACCTTGCCAAGTAGCAAACTATTATAACTCGGATAGAGAGTTAGTTGCACAAAAGTTGCGCTATCCGTCCAAAGAATTTCAATGGATAGGTAGCGCAAAAGAAGCAACACTATTCGGTCAGCAACTTTGGGGCAGTAAAGGCAAGATGGTTGTTGTAACTGAAGGAGAGATTGATGCGTTGAGCGTATCAAAACTTTGGAATAATAAATTTCCTGTAGTGTCTATCAAGACAGGAGCTGCAGGTGCAAAAAAAGATATACAAAAAGAATTAGAATGGCTTGAGAGTTTTGACTCGGTTGTATTATGTTTTGACCAAGACGAACCGGGCAAAAAGGCAGCGAGCGAGTGTGCTAGATTGTTCTCCCCTAACAAAGCTAAGATTTGCTCGCTACCATTAAAAGACGCTAACGAAATGATAGTGGCTGGTAAGTTTAAAGAACTTACAGATTGCATTTGGTCAGCCAAACCATACAGGCCAGATGGGATTGTATGTGGTACGGACATTTGGGACACTATTCACAAAATGGATGACTACGTTACAGTTGATTATCCTTTTCAAACATTAAATATTAAAACACATGGGCTACGTAAAGGTGAGCTTGTTACAATCACAGCAGGCTCAGGTGTAGGCAAGAGTTCTTTCTGCCGACACGTAGCATTACACCTATTACAAAATGATTTTAAAGTTGGATACATAGCTTTAGAGGAAAGTATAAAAAGAACTTCACTCGGTATTATGGGAGTGAGTTTAAATAAACCATTACACCTAACAAGAGAAGGAGTTAAAGATGTTGAGTTTAGAAACACCTATGATGCTACTGTCGGTAATGGTAATTTTTACTTGTATAATCATTTTGGTTCTACAGTTGCAGACAATCTCATATCAAAAATCAGATACTTGGCGAAAGCTTGTGGAGTTGATTTTGTTGTGCTCGACCATTTACATATGGCTCTTAGTAGTCTTGGTGATGAGCATACAAACGATGAGCGTAAACTTATAGACTACACAGTATCAGTATTAAGAACTTTAGTAGAAGAAACAGGCATTGGATTAATCTTAGTTTCACACTTAAGAAGAAGTGAAGGAGACAAAGGTTGGGAAGATGGCAAGACAGTTACAATGAATGCTCTTCGGGGCTCTGCTAGTATCGGTCAGTTATCTGATTTAATTATTTCAATGAGCCGAGACTTACAGGCAGATGACAACACGACAACTGTAAACATTTTAAAAAACAGATTTAGTGGAGAGACAGGTCACGCTTGTAACTTGCATTTTGATTTAGAAACAGGATGCCTTACTGAAATAGTACATGACGATTTCTGAACCCCTTCAATGGACTGCGATAGTTATGCAAGCTCTTTCAGAAGCTACAAAAAATCCACACAAATATATTACAATAGATGTTGCTACAGAGGACGCGTATGAAATTATTGATAACGCAGTCTTCGCACTTATTGCAGAAGGCAATGAAGCTGCTTGGCGCATTCGATTACAAAAACACACACTACATTAGGAGAAAAATGAAAAAAGTAAAATTACCTGACACTATAGATGTGTCTTACCACACGCTACAGATGGTTCTTTTAGAACCTGATGTGGCATTA